AAGGTATACCAGTTCTGTATTGTTAGAGGTATGCCAGATAACTGTGATATGTACTATACTTCTATACCTAATGAGGTGGCTTTAAATGGAGAGTGAAGCATGGCATTTAATGCCTGTTGTATTTTTTGTTGTTGTTGTATGGTTGTTGGGTAAACTTTTATAAGAATTCCGTGACCCTCACGGATAGGTAACGCACCAACCTTATGGTGCAAATGGAGAAATGTAATGGTATTTACATACTTAGGTCAGACGTTTGACGGCGCAGAAGCCGAGGAAATGGTCAAATTTGCTATTATAGTAGCAAAAATGGACAAAAATGACTCTCGCAAAGCAAAACGCATCAGGAAAAGGGAGATTCTAATGACTCATGAGCAGTTAGAGGAGCAAGCCCAGTATCTTGAGGACTCAAACAAAACCTGGGAGGACATTAAGAATGAATGCGTACGATGATGAAGATATTGTCATCTCATTTGATGACCTCATAAGTAGTGCTATGCCAGTGAAAGAAATGCATGATGGGAAAGAGGTTATAGTCTACCGACTAGGCCCAAGTGACCGTAGCCCCCACATATCATGCAACGTAGCGAAGGATAAGTGTGCTTCATTGCTTGTCATCGCTTCATATGGGCCTTCACTTTCAATTCATTGAGGATAATGTTATGTCCGAAGTTACTATTACACCTAGTCAGATACCAGAAATTCTAAGGGTAGCGACTAGCCTTGGTATATCATGCTTGTTCTCTGGCGAGTCAGGCATTGGTAAGACTGAGGAAACAACCAGGTATGGGATGGAGGAGTATGGTGCTGTTAAAGATACTCGTTTATCTCAACTTGATCCAGTAGATTTGAGTGGTGTGCCTACTGTGCGTAATGGATTCACTGAGTTTGCTATACCATCTATGTTACCTAACGTAGATCGTGATGGTGAGCAAGGTCTATTCATTCTTGATGAGTTTGGGGATGGATCACAAGCGACTATCGTTGCATCTCAACAGTTGATTCTTGAGAAAAAGGTAGGGGCTTATGTGTTTCCAGATGGTTGGCATATCGTAGCATTGATGAATAAGAAGGAGCATGGTGGTGTTAACCGTGGGCTTTCTTATGCTTTGCAGGATAGGTTTATGCATTGCATGGTTGTGTTGGATGTGCCTGAGTTGTTGACTCACTTTACCTCTAAAGGGGTTGACCCAATGGTAACATCTTTCCTCAAACAGCATGGGAATCTTGCTCATAAGCGACCAGATAAGGGTGGTTCATGGGCTTGGCCTACTCCTAGATCGTGGGAAAAGTTGTCACAAATTAGAGGCACTAAGCCTTCTAGTTCTATCAAGCGTCAACTTTATTCTGCATTGGTAGGAGAGGGTGCTGCTGCTGAGTTCCTCAGTCATGAGGAGGTAGCAGATCAGGTGCCTGATCCAGAACAGGTAATCAAAGAGCCTAAGAAAGCAATGGTTCCTGAGAATCCTAGTGCTCAGTATGCTATCGCTTACTCTCTTGCTTACTGGATGAAGCCTGATAACATGAAGAACATCATGGCTTATCTTGGTAGGTTGCCTGCTGAGTATGCTGTAACGAGTGTGACTGAGGCCAGGAAGATTACTCCTGAGATTGAGGAAGCACCTGAGTTTGTAGAGTGGGCTGTTGATAACCTGGATGTACTTGGACTTGATTCATAGGAGATATTATGCCATTATCTAAGAAAGGTATGCTGTTAAGTGTATCGCTGTCTATCCCTTCCGGACGTAAGATAGACAGAGATATATCGGAGAAGGTTGCCAGTGATTACAATGTAAAGGGAGGTAGTCGTGACTCTGGCAACTTTAACAAGATTACAATCTCATCTAAATATCTTCAGCCATTTAGGAATATTAAATCCAAGATGGTTGAAGCACCAAACTCAACAATTAAAACCATGACGTTACCCTGGTTGCATGAGAGCGGTGGTGTATTTATATTACCGAACAAGAAAATCCTAGAGTTTTCAAAGGTTTGGCGTAAGCAGAAAGCCTTGTGGGATTCTGAGATACAAGCCTTAAAGAATGGCAAGTATCAGGAGGCTCTTGATGAGGCGGAGATAAGGCTCAACAAGAAGGGTGGTATGTTCGATGCATCAGACTACCCAACAGTTGAGGAATTCACTGATAGATTCAAGATGGAGCAGTACCTCAGACCTATTCCAGAGGAACACAACATGGATTTGAGGGCTTCAGTTGGTGAACTTGAGGCTGAACGGATACGCAAAGAGGTGCATGATAGCGTAGCCAAGAGCATGGAAAAGATGAAGGAACTGTTAACTCATAGGATTGAGAGCGAGATGCATGGTCTCAAAAATATACTAGCATCTGAAAGGGTGACGGTATATGAGTCTAGGTTGGAGGGTCTTAGGAATCTAATCGACTCAATCAGTGGATTGAATTTTACTGATGACACTTTTTTGACAGACTTAGAAACCTATATGAAAGAAAATCTGTATCTCTATGCTCATGACTTGAGAGGTAATGAGACAAAACAGAAGGAGGCTTATCGACATATCAATAAGGTGATAGGTTATATTTGTAGAGAAGAAACCTTTGATCAAACGATGTCTAAACTGGACGGAACATATGGATATTGAACGTAAGTTACAGATAGCAAGAGCGCAATGCTTGATGGACTATCCTTTCTTTGGGCATTTGCTTTTGTCGATGCCAATCAAAGAGGACAATAACATACCAACGTTTGCTGTTGATGGTAACTTTATCTATTACAACAGTGAGTTTATTCAGACGTTAAGTATGGAAGACCTCAAGTTTGTTTTAATGCATGAGACTATGCATCCTGCTTTCTTTCATCTAACAAGAAAGGGTACTCGTGATCATACTATATGGAATATGGCGGGTGATTATGTTATCAATCGGTTGCTTGTTGATAACGGAATGAAACCCCCTGCTGATGTTCTTCTTGAGCGAAAGTATGACAACACCTGGAATACTGACAAGGTGTATGATGATCTTTTCAAGAACGTAAAGCGGATTACTATTAAAGGTCTTGGAGATATGCCATGCACAGGACACTTCAAAGATGGTGAAGGTCAGAGCGAGGCAGACAAGTCAGAGACTGAGAACAAGTGGAAGACTAAAATTATTGCAGCAGCAAATGCTTGCAGTAAGAATAGAGGCACTATCCCAGGTCACTTCAAAGAACTCATCAATGAGATACGCAATCCAAAGGTAGACTGGAGAGATAAGTTATATGCTCTTGCTACTGAACCAATGAGGGATGAACACTCATGGAGACGCCCCAATCGTAGGTTCATAGGCAAGGAATTATATCTTCCATCCATAACAAAGATTGATGGATTGCGGAAAATTATCTTTGCGGTTGATACAAGTGGATCAATGGATACTGATCTATTGATTGAGGCTTGGTCTGAGATAGTATCAGTAGTGGAGGACTGTGATGTCGATGAGCTTATCATTATGGATGTGGATACTAACGTTAATCATATACGAAGGTTCTCAAAGGATGATCTACCTGATGCACTAGAGGTAGTTGGTAGAGGTGGCACAGCCTTTGAGCCTGCGTTTGATTGGGTCATTGAGAACGATGAGGACCCAGCCGTGCTGATATATTTCACAGATTTGTACGGATCGTTTCCTCAGTATGAGCCAGATTACCCAGTGATATGGGTAAACTATGGTGCGAAGGATACTCTGTGTCCTTTCGGTGAAGTAATAACTATTGAATAGGAGAACAAGATGTCTTTAATGCATGATGATTATAGATTTTCTACTTTTAATGATGGTCTGGATGCTGTCAAGAAACACTATGATTATGAGATTCAGATAGCCAGACTTGAGCATGAGAACTTCTTTATAATGAGGGAGAATGATGGGTATGCTTTCAAGGCTGATATGAAGAGCAGACATTATAGTGATGATACTCCAGAAGAAGATGATCCAACGTTAGCGCAGACTCAGATAAAATACTACGATGATGGGGATATTGAGGTAGATTTTTCTGTGTCCAGAGGCGGAAGGCATTGGATATATAACCTGGATCAACAAATTCTATCGGTACTACCATCTAATATACACTACTATGATTGCCGAGATAAAAGATATTTTATCTACGATAAGGATGAGTCTGATGTTAGACGCAAGCATTATGAAGTGAGCAAAGTGTTTGAAAAGAAAGATAATATCATCAGGTTCTGTAAGAATGGTGATGTTAAGGGTGCTAAAGAGGTTAAGCGAGGCGAGAAAAAGTTCGCTGAAGATAAACCAATGAAGGATCAGATGGATAACAAGCACTTCAAAGAGATGACTAAAGCCAGATTGGATAGTGATTTCCTTATTGAGTATAACCAATTGTATGCTACCTTTAGAGGTATAAAAACAGGTCTTTATCATATGGCTTTAGAGATGTTTCGCCCCTCTAAGATGCAGGAGTATGGCGCTGCCCCAAACTCTGGCATGATCCGTAGACTACACGTTGCCAGGTTTATTAGAGAGCCGAGTGATCAAGTTAAAGCAGAGAAACTCGCGCTAAGTATTGTTGGTGATATTCCAGCCAGTTGTTTTGGGCCTAACCTAACAAGGATGAAAGAGAGACATGACACAAACGCAACTGTTTGATAACTCAGTAGAACTTACTGACGAGGATCATGATATACTTATGTTCTTGCTAGATGAAACATCATGTAGTATTGATGATGGTAAGGATGATACGATCATGAATGATATGACACGTTTAAGAATGAGAGGGTTCGATTTGATTCAGTGCTGTGATATAATGGATAGCACGGATAATAATCCTTTCGGTTATGTAATGTGAGTATGTTATAATATATATAGGAGAAATTAAATGTCTTTAGATTTAGAATACCATGACAAAGATGATTTGTCTAAAGGTTTATTGTTGAGTATTGATGAAGGTGATCTCGCTGTCGTTCTTACTTGGGAAGAAGCCAATGCATTGGTATCTGTTATTATTGCTCATAGAGAAATGATGGATGCTAAGGAAAGGTTAGGCAGAGTTCCTGAGTTAACACCACCTGGGTTAGATCGGCCAGAAGATGCTCATTAAATGGGGAAAGGGATCAGCATTTATGTTTGGTAGAATAGATGGGGAAACCCATAGGATAGAGAGAAATCGTACTGCTGATAGTAAGAGATGGAAGTTTATGATATCAGATAACATAACATATAGATATGTAGATGATAGAGAATTCCATACCAAAGAAGAACTTGAAGAAGCAGTAATTCAATGGTTAAAAGACAGGAAAAAGAATGAAAACATTTAGTGATTTTGGTATAAAGATACCGGCTCGTAGCACAGCTGGTCAGGTAAATACACAATGTCCAGAATGTTCTTCTCAACGTAGGAAGAAGAAAGCACCTTGTCTATCTGTAAATATAGATGAAGGTGTGTGGTTATGCCATCACTGTGGTTGGGCGGGAACACTTAGCAATGGAACCAATGGAAATAATGTATCACTGCATTGGAGGAAGCCTAAGTTCACCAAGCCTGAGCCACTACCTGTTACTGCGCTTAGTCCTGAAGTTGTTAAATGGTTTGCTGATAGAGGTGTAAGCGAGACAACTCTAGAGGAGAACAAGATCAATGAGCGCAAGGTTTATATGCCACAGATAGAGGCGCTGTCTAACTCTATTGCTTTTCCATACTATAAGAACGGTGAGTTAATCAACGTAAAGTATAGGGATGGGAAGAAGAACTTTCGTTTAGAGGCTGGAGCACAGCGTGGATTCTATGGCATTGATGACATTGAAGGCAAAGATATACATTGTGTTATTGTTGAGGGAGAGATAGATAAGTTGTCATTATGGGAGGCGGGGATTAGAACTTGTGTGAGTGTTCCAGATGGTGCGCCACCAGTTAATAGTTCTGATTACTCCTCTAAGTTTGATTACTTGAATGATCCGTGGCTACACTCAGAGAAGTTTAGTAATGTTTCTAGGTTTATTATTGCTGTTGATAATGACGAACCTGGAGCAAAACTAGAGAATGAATTATCCCGCAGACTAGGCAAGGATAGATGTTATAGAGTAGTGTGGCCTGAAGGATGTAAAGATGCCAATGATGTTTTGGTTAAGTATGGCAAGACTGTATTGTCTGAGTGCATTGAACACGCTAAACCATATCCAATCATGGGTACTTATGATGCTACCAATCTATCTGATTCGATAGACAGGCTCTATGAGGGAGATATTGAGAAGGGCGTAAGCACAGGTTGGGAGACTGTCGACCCATACTATTTAGTAAGACCAGGCGCGTTCACAGTAGTAACAGGTATACCCAGTAGTGGTAAATCAAATTGGTTAGATGCAATGATGGTGAACATAGCAAAGAATCATGGATGGAACTTCGCTATATTTTCTCCAGAAAATCAACCACTTGAAGATCATATGGCTAGGGTGCTAGAGAAATATGTTGGTCATCCTTTCTTCGATGGACCTACTCCATGTATGACAAGAGAAGAACTGGAGGATGGCAAGGAGTGGCTGACCAAACACTTCACTTGGATTCTGCCTGACGATGATAAGGAGTGGTCTATTGATGTTATTCTAGATGCTGCAAAAAGGTTGGTGCTTACAAAGGGTATCCGTGGTCTTGTTATTGACCCGTGGAATGAGCTTGAACACTTGCGTAGAGATGGTCAGTCTGAGACAGAATATATTTCTGTGGCACTAAAGAGGGTGCGTCAATTTGCTAGAAAGTATGGTATACATTTGTGGATTGTTGCACATCCTGCCAAGTTATATCGTGATAAGAATGGAAAGATTCCTATCCCAACTCCATATGATATCAGTGGCTCTGCTAGATGGAGGGATAAGTCTGATAACTGTATCACCGTATGGCGGGACCTATCTACTGAGGGAGGTAGTATCATTGAGATTCATGTCCAAAAGGTTAGGTTCAAGCAGGATGGTAAGATAGGTGTTGGAGAATTAACTTATAACTGGAGAACTGGAACATATCATTTGCCATACAATGCTGCAAGAGAAGTTCCACCAATAGTATTAAATGGATAAGACATGGAAAAAGTTTGAGCGCTGGGTAGGTGAATTCCTTACTGAGTTAGGAGATAAATCTAATAGGGTTCCAATCACAGGTAGGTCAAGAGGTAGTGCGCCAGATGTTACGAGTGATCGTCTATCTATTGAATGTAAGTATCGTAAGTCAATACCTGGATGGATCAAGGAGGCAATGGAGCAAGCGGTAGCATCATCCAAGGATGGTAAAGTGCCTGTAGTTTTCATAAAAGAAAACGGCGCATCGTTTGATGATACACTTATAGTCTTTAGGGCTAAGGATTTTAGGGAGAAATTAAAATGAATGAAGAAGAGATCATGGAACAAACGCTGGGCTTTGAAGTTTGGGGAAAGAAAAAGAATAGCCGAGAAATGGAATTGCTTGCAACTTATAGCAAAGATAATCTTGCAGAGGCTAGGAGTTTTATATCAGGAACCAATCATGTCTTACAATATATTTTGAAAACAAATGAAGCGTGAATACTTTAGTCTAGCAAGAGCGATAGCAAGTGAAGATGCTCCCTGTATTCCTTGTGTTGAATACAAAAGGTGTGCTGAGAGCAGGCTCGCATGCGAATCATATAAAAACTATTACGAAACTGGAGAAATAATGGGTAGCAGGAAACCAAACAAAGTAATCTATAGGGATATATTTGATGTCGGGTTTGGAAGCACTTAAATATTTAACAATTAAATCTAGCTCTGTTCTTGAGCCTAGAGGTGGCCCACCTTGGGAGGATATTGCGGCAACTCTATCAAGAGCAAGCGACATAGCAGCATCTTACGGTAGGTACAAGTATTGTCTTGAAAAGAAATGGCGCAACAAATTATTGAGGCCGTTGTTTGATAATGCAATGAAACTTGAATGGCATAAATCAATAACACCAGAAGATATATTTAATACAGTAGGTTTAGCATTAGATGAGATGACCAATCCATCCATATGTCCTAAGTGCAATGGAAGAAAAGAGGTTATAATAATGGATAAACTATACAAGTGTGACTTATGCTTTGGTCTTGGCAGAAAATCTATGTCCGATAGAGCAAGAGGTATATATATAAAGAATGAAAGAAATATGTTTTATAGACATATTAAATATAATTACTTTAATAATATAATACCTATGATAGAAGAATGGGAGTTAGAATTACAAAGAGTATTTAATCCATACCGGAGAGTGAAGTGAAGAACAAGAAGTACCTTCAGTGGGTAGCGGAACAACCATGTATATACTGTGGACAAGATTCACAGGCTCACCATCTTAGAGTCCAGGCTCTTGGTGCGGGAATGGGGAAGAAAGTTCCAGACTATTTCACATTACCGGTATGTTATAATTGCCATGCTGATTGCCACAATGGTACGATTGATAAAGAAACTCAGATGAGATGGTGCTTACAGACAATAGGCAGGGCATTTGAGTATGGTATAATAGAATGGAGGGATAAATGAAAACTCAACGGTTCAAGTTATATGATATACATCAGAAGAATAGATGTGTTGATTACATAAAAGAACTAAAGAATAGTTCCAAGGAACCTTATGAAGTTCTTATAAGACCATATAACAAAAAGAACCAGAGGTCTATTGACCAGAACAATAGGTACTGGCACATTATTAGAGAGGCTGCAAATGAAATCGGGTACACCGCTAATGAGTTGCACTCCATCATGTGTGTTCAAATCCTGGGGACTAACACAGTAACAAACCTAGAAGGGGAGGCAGTAGAGGTAGCAGTACAAACATCAGGGCTTAGCGTCGAGAAGTTTGCTGAGTATATGGAAAGAGTTGAATCTGTTTTGATTGAGGCTGGATTCTATAACCCAACAACCATGAGTAGGGAGGTCAATCAGTTATGAGTTGGAGACAGCAGCAAGTAACAGAAGAAGAACAATTTAAGGAGGAATATGAAGAGTGGTTAAATGAGATGCAAAAGGATGATGAAGAAGATCATTACCGTGAGTATCTAGATTCACTTAAGAAAGAAAGGGATAAGCATGAATAAGATAGAGATGGCATTGAAGAGACCGTTCCCTGAGTCAAAGATTCGTTGGCGTAAGGGTGGAGGTGGCGCTGAGTTAGCGTATATAACAGCACGAGATGTAATGGACAGGTTTGATGAGACAGTTGGGGTTGCTAACTGGCAGACCAAGTACCAGTGGATTGGTGATCGTATGATCTGTGAGTTATCAGTTAAGATTGATGGTGAATGGATTACCAAGTCAGATGGTGCTGATGATTCTAATATCGAAGGCGCAAAGGGGGGCATCTCAGACGCTCTCAAACGAGCAGCAGTGCTCTTTGGAATTGGCAGATATCTGTACCACCCCAATGCTTTTGATCGCAATAAGAAGGCCGCTGTGTGGGCTACGCCGGAAGGTTTCGACGAACTAATGGAGAAGAGAAATGAAACCAAGAATTAAAAACAAAAAGGAAAAAGAGTATGACAGCCTTCAAGTAGAGAAGGCTAAAGATAGACTAATCAAGGAAGCAATCTCATTTGAGAATATGTTTTCAGAATGCGAAGGTGATGTATACTATAGTATGTACCGAGACTTCTCTAATTCAGTGATGTATTATGAGAGGGAGAAAGAGATAGCAGGTATGCCAAAGGTTTCAGAGAATTGGGACTGGAGCGAAGGGGTGGTTGGAGAGTATAGATATAGGGGTATCTAATGCATTGGTATAACAGAGAAGGCGAGCCTCGTCATTTCATTAAAGGAAAGAATGGAAAGACAAGAGCAACAACACTGAGAGATGCTAGGAAACATGGATGGATGCCGTCAGTTACATCTGTCCTAGATATTTTAGCAAAGCCGGGACTTGATACCTGGAAAATTAATAAAACTATTGAGGCTGCTGCTACAGTAGATAGAAGTTTTGTTGATGCTGACGTATGGAAAGCCAAGGTTATCGAAGAGAGCAAGAAGGAAACTTTAGAAGCATCCTTCAGAGGCAGTAGAATACATGATATGCTAGAGTCTTGCTTCAAGAAAGAGTTAGAACCTACAGGAGATGACGCTAACATCTTTCATGCAGTAGATGCATTGCTAAAAGTAAACTGTGGTGAACAGAACTGGAGATCGGAAGAGGTTGTTTGTAATATACAGAAAGGTTATGGTGGTATGATTGATTTGGTATCAGATGAATGGGTCATTGATTTCAAGACCAAAGAATTCAATACTGGTGGCAAACAATTGGCATACGAATCAATGGCTTACCAATTGATCGCTTATGAAAGAGCATTGCCTGCGCCACCTAAACGAATTGCTAATATATTTATTAGCGCAAACAATCCTGGAGTAGTAGTATTTCATGAGTGGGATAAGGATGAGTTCAATAGGTATTGGACTATATTTGAATCATCTTTAACGGTATGGAAAAATGTCAAAAAATATTGGCCAGAAAGGCACAATAAAGAAGAAGAATCCAGTGGCTAAACACGCTTATAAATTTAATAAGCCTATAGTTATACCATCTGGAAAGTTGTATAAACGAAAAAGCAAACACGGAGAAAACAATGAAGGGAATTAATAAGGCAATCATCCTTGGTCATGTATGGAAGGACCCAGTCATTCGTACTACCAAGAACGACAGCAAGATTGCTCAGGTTTCTATGGTAACTGAATCAGGTTACGGAGAGTATAAGAAAGCTGACTGGCACAACGTAGTCTTTTTTGGTAAACAGGCTGAGGTAGTAGACAACTACGTAACCAAGGGTACAAACCTGTACGTTGAAGGATCAATTGATTATCGTAAGTATACTGACAAGAGTGGTGTAGAAAAATACACAACCGACATTAAGGGATATCAGTTGCAGATGATCAACAGTCCTGATGCATACAAAGAGGTAGAAGGATCAGCGCCGGAAGGTAAGCGAGAGGTTCCAGCATCTGCTAAAGCAGAGATGGCATCTATTAGCAACCAGGTAGCTGCTGATGACATACCGTTCTAAGGGAGAGCCTAGGGACGAAATAATATATTACCTTGCAAGGTATATCTATGCTAACCCAAAGGAGAGAACTTCTAAGTTTAGTTCTTGGGCTGAATGTTTCAGACACCATGCGGGGTGTACTTTGCAGGAGTACATGGAATATGCCAAGGAAAATAACCTAAAGGAAAAATATATACATGAGCGTAAGCGACAAAGTAGAAGTTGAATTGATGGACATTGCTTACTCCGCACCGGAAAAAGCAACCGAGTTCTCTGTTGGGTATGATATTTACTCAGCAGAGGGCCAATGTATCAGGCCACTGGATAGAAAACTTATCCGCACAGGATTTAAGTTACATCTTCCAGTAGGTGTTGAGGCTCAGATAAGAACCCGTAGCGGATTGGCAAACAAACATGGAGTATTTGTTTTAAATTCTCCTGGAACTATTGACCCTGACTATAGGGGAGAGGTAAAGATATTACTATTTAACTCAGGACCTACTCCATTTGATATTGAAAGAGGGGATAGGATTGCTCAGATGGTATTCGCTTATTATTTAGCACCAGTTATTAGTGAAGACACTGCAGTAAGTTACACAAGAGGCGAAGGAGGTTTTGGTAGTACAGGTATTAATGATATTAAACTGGATAAAGTAAATGACATTTAAAACACAACTTGGTGAAGACATATTTAAAAATAAATATGCATCCACTGAATACGAGACATGGAGTGATAAGGCTCATGCTGTAGTCAACAGTGTATGCGGTGACTTCAATGGAACCAAGAACAACCTGATGGAAAAGACTGATAGGGATCAGTTAGCTCAGCACATTGCTGACTTTAAGTTTATTCCAGGTGGTCGCTATCTATGGTATGCAGGAAGGGATGCAAGATTCTACAACAACTGCTACCTTCTAAGACTTGAGGAGGATTCAAGAGAAGAATGGGCTGGAGTTACGCAACGAGCAATGTCATGTCTTATGACAGGAGGAGGGATAGGCGTAGATATATCCAAAGCAAGACCATCTGGACGGAGGCTAAAAAGAACAGGTGGAGTAGCCTCTGGTCCTATTCCTCTGCTATACACTTTAAACGAGGTTGGTAGAAACGTAATGCAGGGAGGTAGTCGAAGGTCTGCACTGTATGGCAGTATGAACTGGCAGCATGAGGATGCGCCAGCTTTGCTTAAAGCAAAGAACTGGCATGACCTTAATGTTGGAGACACTACTATTGCCGAATTAAAAAAGGCAGACTTTAATTTCCCTGCTCCATTAGATATGATGAACATATCTCTTAACTATGACGATGCATGGCTAAAGGATCAGATGAATCCTGTATTTATAGAGAATGTAAAGCAAGCCATGATGACAGGAGAACCCGGGTTCTCATTTAACTTTGGAGATAAACAAAATGAAACACTTAGGAATGCTTGCACGGAGATTACGAGTGAAGATGATAGTGATGTCTGTAACCTTGGCTCTGTTAATCTGGCAAACATTGAAACAATTGAAGAGTTTGGCGATGTGGTTAATCTCGCTAGTAAGTTCTTGGTATGCGGACTTATCAGAGCTCAAGTACCGTTTGAAAAAATAGCCAAGGTCCGTAGACAGAACAGTCGTATCGGCCTTGGTCTTATGGGAATGCATGAGTGGTTACTTAAACGTGACTCACGATATGAAATGACTGACGAACTTAAACAATGGATGAAAGTTTATGAACGAGAAAGCAAACGATCCGCTGACGCTCATTGCGACAGACTTTTTCTCAAGCGTCCTAAAGGCTACAGAGCAATTGCTCCGACAGGGACTATTAGCATCCTCGCCGGAACGACCTCTGGCGTGGAACCAATCTACGCCGTGGCATACCGCAGACGCTACCTTACAGATGGAACAAGATGGAAGCATCAATTTGTCGTTGACGGTACGGCCCAAGCACTGATAGACGGAGGCATTGATCCTAATAAGATTGAGTCTGCTATTGATCTAGCCCCTGATCCAGAGCGTAGAATTAAATTTCAATATGAGCTACAAAAATATGTGGATCACGCTATCAGTAGCACCATTAATTTACCAGCATGGGGAAGCGAACTGAACGGAGAAGATACTGTTAATAAATACGCAACCACTATAGCTAAGTACGCTAATGGACTGCGTGGTTTAACTGTGTATCCTGATGGAGCAAGAGGAGGGCAACCTATTACCTCAGTACCATACGAAGAAGCTCATGCTAAACGCGGTGTTATCTATGAAGACAACTCAGAAGAGCAATGCCTTAGCGGGGTATGTGGAATATGAACCTTAGAGAAATTGCGCAAAGAAGACATGATATTCACAAGTCCCATGCTAGTTCAAGACCTCTATCTAAAGACTACGAATTGGTTGGTCTTTCTGGTGAGGTTGCTTTCGCAGAGTTTTCGGGGCTAGAAGTAGATTGGGAAGAGAGGCCAAGTGGAGATAAAGGAATAGATTTTACAACTCCAAATGGCAAAACTATAGATGTAAAGACTGCCAGAAAAGCATATAATCTGATACATGAAGAGAACAAACCATTTGCAGATATATATGTTCTTGCTCAATATATAGATAATAAAGAGGAATCTATTTTAGTAGGTTGGGAATATGGACACGTCTTAAAAAAAGCCCCAAGAAAAGATTTTGGGTACGGCGTTATAAACCATTACATAAATAAAAATAAATTAAATTCAATGCAAGACCTAAAGGAGATATGTGATATATAAAAATGGATGAACAAAGCAAATCAATTAAGAGGAGGTTTAATGATGGCTCTTTCCATACCAGATACTTAGTAGGCAGAGGTATAGATATAGGAGGAGGTCCAGACCCTATTGGTCAGTACGTAAGGGTGTTTCCTTTAATGTTGTCCGCTCAGACCTGGGATATAGACAAAGGAGATGGTGACGCTCAATTCATGCATGGAGTAAAAGATAATACATATGATTTTCTAGTCTCCAGCCACTGTCTTGAGCACATCGTTAACCCACAAGAAGCTATATACAATTGGATAAGAATTGTAAAACCTGGAGGGTTCCTTATAGTTACAGTTCCAGATGAGGATATGTACGAAGGAGGAGTATTTCCTAGCAGATGGAACGATGATCATAAACATACATTCACAATCCATAAGGATAAAAGCTGGTCTCCAGCCTCAATAAACGTGTTAGACTTATTGATCAAATTCTCTTCTCAAATTAATATAGAAAGGATCACACTGGTAAAGGACTTCTATAGAAATCCGGAAGTATTTAAACACTTCCAAGAAGAGTTTGATCAGACCATGACACCAAACGCAGAGTGTGCAATTGAATTTGTTGTTCAAAAGAAGGAGATAGATAATGAAAGGGAAGAAAAATCTATTGGTGATACCTGATTGTCATGCTGCACCTGAGTATGACAATGATCGGTTCACCGCTCTTGGTAATTACATAGTAAAGAAGCAGCCAGATATTATCGTATGTTTGGGAGACTTTGGTGATATGCCTAGCCTCTCATCATACGACAAGGGAACCAAAGGATTTGAGGGAAGGAGATATAAGAAGGATGTAAATTCAGTCCTTGATGCACAGGAGAAACTGTTTGCTCCTATCAAGAAGCTCAATCAAAACAAGAGGAAGCGCAAGGAAAAACAGTATAAGCCTAAGATGCATATGTGTTTAGGCAACCATGAGGACAGGATAGACAGGGCTATTAACTCAGCGCCGGAAATGGATGGCGCTATATCTATGTCAGACTTACAGTATGAAAAGAACGGATGGAAGGTAACCCCATTTAAGGGATGCTTATCCCTGGAGGGAATAAACTTCTCTCATTACTTTACATCTGGTGTAGCAGGAAGACCTATTAGTTCAGCACATATCGGTCATCAACTAGTTTCTAAACTGCACTGCTCAGCGGTGCAAGGACATTCTCACTTGTATAATCATGCAGAACAAACACGACCAGACGGTCAAAAGATATTCGGGCTAAGCGCAGGATGCTTTTCACATCCACACTACTCAGAGAGCTGGTGTAGAGATACTGAATATACTTGGTGGAGGGGAGTTGTTAATTTAAACGGACTAGATGGGGAGGGATATTATGATGATATTCACGCTGTAACTCAACGCAAACTACTGAGGGATTACACATAATGGAAGAGCAATTAAAACCGTGCCCATTCTGCGGGGAAGAAGCAGTAATAGCAGACATCCTATTAGGATGCCCAGAGTGCTTAGTTACATTTTCTTTTCCAATTGATAATATAGAAGAACTAAATATTGCTATAAACAAATGGAATAATAGATATGCTGGGTGATGTATTTAAGATAATACTTTTTTACGTAGCCTATATAGTGCTAGCTGGGTTTATAGTTTTTCTTTTTAATTGAATCCTGATCCCCCCCTTTAATTAGGGGGGATATTTTTTTTACACATCCAGGAGGTATAACAGTAAAACCAAACCACTCTCCCTTCTCATCTTTAGTAGTTGCTATACGAACTTCTTTATCATTATTATTAATTAAATAACCATATGACCAGAAGGTTGGTAACTTAGTATCCTCATATCTCTCCCATCCGGCAGTAGAGATTATATCCTGCCATTCAACCTCAACATAATCTATTGCAGAGCCTGAGCTTTTTCTGCCCATTCCATTATCTCCAAATATTTTTGCGTGGCAAATCTATTGTACTCATCATATAACTTTTGCCTTTTTTCTTCTGTTAGATTTGGATCAGACATAACTTTCTCTGCTCTTTTGATAATGTCAGTCAATTCTCTTTCGGTCCAGTATGCTTTAGTCTGCATTTCATACGGCCCTACCTTAATGGTATTTATACCAAACCAAGACAACCATGCATCCATCTCGCCATACTTTGGCAGACCATCCTTACCTGTATTGCCTGCAATAATATCATAAGCATACATAGTTTTCCACAGAGGCCCACCTCCCGCCGCAATATCCCCAGCTTTATTTCTTGGCATAAGCATAGGCGGTATCATATACGATGCCATAAACATCATAATATCCTGGGCCTGCTGATGTGGTGTATCATTCTCATTCCATACAGGCTGTCCAGTAAATGGGTCGACATTCTGAACTCCGCTTATAAGCCCTTGAACAGGACCCCCCAATATACCAATAGTTTTTACCGCCTCTCCTACTTCTAGATTTGCCAAGTCTCTTGCGACAGAGAAGTGAGCGCCCCAAGGCAAGAAGTAACTCATGTCAAACGCTACCCAGTTCCCATTCTCATCTTTGTATGGCAAGAAGAAAACATTCCCATTATTTTCTGCATACTCTGGCAGGAATGCCTTTAATGCTTCAACATCTTCTTCATCAAGCTCATCAAACTGAGACATTAATACTTCTGCCATAACAAATGGAAGCGCTAAGTATTTTCCTGTAGCAATAGGATGCTTCTTAACATTCCTAATCATTTGAGTTAAAGCTTTAGCATTAAACGTAATGAAAGGAGAGCCGAGAGGCATAGAACGTAAGGTTCTTATTAATGGAGACACGTTACTGTAGTCTAGCAACGCCTCGTTTGCTTCCATAGCAGCGTCTACTTCATTGTATCCGTTGTTCTCCATAAGGTCTATAATCTTAGCAACCTTAAACAACACTTCCGTCTTTTGATATAACCTACCAAATACGTTTGCATTATCCATAAAGATTTTTAGCTTTGACCACGTCTGCATCCCAGCAATATCTTTAGTTGCTTTAGCAAACTCCTTGTCTATTCTGCCAAGTTCCTCAGATGCAAAAGTAGTTTGTTCAATACCATACTTCCTTGCTATCTGCATGTACTTTCCGTTATTAACAATGTTATCCATCGCATCATTAAGAACACTTGGTATTCTCCAGATAGGAACTCCAGAAGAATTTAAGAAGATAGTATTAGATATAGCATTTCTTGCCTGAGCAGGAACCTGCATTGGAACGTGTGTATATTTAAATGCTTTTTGGATTTTGGTGAATAAATGCAATATTGAATTCAATACTTCATTCTGAGATGAGATTGCTCCCTGCTGAGTTAGATCATCCCAAATAATCTTATCTACCCACAAACCTTGCATCCCGCCGTAACGAACAGACTTAGGAATACGCTTATACTTCCTTGTGTCAGCATTCTTTATCTCAGGATACTTGGCAATTACCTTGTCAATCTTATTGGCAAATGCTTCCTGCTTTTTAGCATCATCAATCTGGCCTCCCTCTCTCAGTATCGCAGCCCTCTGCCGTATCTCTCCAGAAAGATTCTTAAAGTATACTGTCGTACCTGATACACCATCTATCTCTACTACCTGGTTAGGAAGAACCCAACCAACATTAGCTGGATCACTTGCTATGTAGTTTAGGTAGTTGATTGTAGCCAAGTCACTGCCCACCATAGAGATATATCTTGAAGCAAGATAAGCAGGGTCTTTTATTCTGCCTGATACCAGGTCCTCAATAAATGATTCCTCGTCTTTTCTGGCCCTGGTATAACCCATGCTTCCTGCCATGTACCCTGTGCCTAACCTATCCTGTCCGCTCTGAACGTACTTTAAGTAAACCCTAGGCAAGTACTGCCCTTTCAGTTCCTCGTATTGCTCTTCCTTTAAGACGCCAACATCTACAGCATCCTGACCAAGCCTTTCGATTTGATCTTTAGCCTTTACTGCGGCCTCTCTTATAGTCATCTTGGATTGATTTTTAGGCCCAGGTTTAGTGCCGCGTAACACGGATTCGAACGGAGCGTACTCAATCTTCCTATTCGGAAGCGCATCAGGACTTGCTCCTCTGGTCTCAAAGAATTTGGTTAGAGCAGCTTTCTCTTTCTTTCCTTTAACGTTAGCTAGTACATCATGCAGAATCCTGCCAAAGTTGTGAGCCTCTTCTCTCTTGCCCTTCATAAGCATGGCTTGCTTTTCAAGAAGTCTATACCCTTCAAGGGTCATCTTAGGTTCGATGTATTTCTGGATCATCTTGAATCCAGACAAGAGAGAGCTTCTACCTTTCTCAGCCCACTGAGTATTCTCTACCACTTCCTTGGTTATGCGTCTGCCTCTGCTTTCAGAGATTGCAGGCTGTCCTTCTCTAAACCCAAGCGAAGTAGCATTCTTAAATTGACCATCTTTAAGAAGGATATATCCTGTAGAAAACACATCTTCATACATATTGGTATACTCAATAGAGTCGTACCCAGCATCTAATATAGCCTTTCTAATTTCACTAGCGAAAGTAGTTCTTCCTGCCTCTTGCTCTTTGCCGTAAACTTTGAGCACTTTCTTTGTATCAGTCCAATCCCTTACTATATTTGATATCTTCTCCCCAAGAGGACCATCTAAACCATCATGAGATAATAGGACTTGATCTGATATAGCATTTCTCCAAGCAACAGGGATATTCCACTTTCCAATATCAGGTAACTCTAAAGGATTTTTTATTTTTATATGCCCAGCATATGGAACAGCCTCTTCTGCTCCT